CTCTGCTTCATTAGCTACCTTCTGTGCCATAGCATTGAAGGTGAGCTGTTGATCAGCAATCTGATTAGACTTATTAAACTGCCTCATTTGAGACAAGTATTCAAAGTCTTGAATCTTTAGGTTGTAATTCCAGTCCTGAAGATTAGTTGCATCCTGCCACTTACGGGAAACCTCTTCATTCCTTTGATTCATCCGCCACTGATCTCTAGCGTGGCGATAATCTAATTTAGTGGTCTTCTTACCGTATCTCCAATTAAGTAGGTTTTGTTTATCTGTAGCTCTTCGTGCTTCATTAGCAGCATCAGCCTCAGATTGACCGCCAATACCGCCGAGGATAGCGCCACCAAGAGCTAACCCTACGCTAATTAAATCCATCCCTAAGTCCTCCTAAAGAATCCAGGTGAGTATTGACCCTCCCATTGCATAGCCACAAGACTAACAGGGAATGGAGTATTTGAAGTAACTTTCATTGTGTAGTTATCTGGCCTCTGATAAATGGGAACTTTGTAAACATATGAATCTCTAAATGGTGAAGTGTCTGCAATATAGAAATCAGCTATTCGAGCACCATCAATGCTCCTCCAAGCCGCTCTACCACGGTCTAGGATACTGAAGTACACGTCACCACCTAAACCTGTGTAGAAGGCCATACGGGAGGTTGTAGTGACCGCTGTGAAGTCAACTACAGCTTCACCCAATGAATAGTAGTATCTAGGAAGAGTGATCTCCATATTATACTCATACCCTACATAGATGTAGTTATCTGAAACATCACCGGAGATAATAAAATAGTCACCACCACCATCAGTCTCCACTTCTACCAAACCATAATAACCTGATGCAGTACCAGGGCTGCCTACTTTTTTAAGACCTACTACAAAATTAATAGTCTTTGTAGTATCAAAATAAGTAGGTAGATAAACCTTTGTTGTTTTAGTTATAGAATCGTATGTTGGTGCAGTAGGTTGAGTAGGGTTGACAATAGAAGCATCTGTTACTTCACACCAAGAGTCCATATGAGGATCTACAGTGTTACCAAGGCTATTGATTAGCCCACCAGTTGTAGGTGATAGCACAAGGTTATGTTGAGTTACGTTGTACCCAGTAGAGTCACTACTCAACACATACAAAATATCATTTTGAATATCTGTATGGATTACATTAGCTGGTAGTACCCATTTAACCCAAGAGGATAATACCCTCTCATCACCCTGTTCAAAGAACCTAAACAGGTACATGGTCTTAGATGTATTACCTGAACCAACCCAAAGACCATTCTGTGAACTACCAGTTGTATGAGTAATAGTACGTGGGATCCACTCAGGGACAAGTTTACTAGATTCATTGACAGAAGGATTTTCTCTTTGACCCCTTGTAAAGATCTCAAATGCTCGTGTCCAGCTTTGGTTCCTACTTGTATAGAGTACTGTAGAACCTAGATCAACAGGCTTAAGGTACCTATCACATTCGTAATTAGCAATAGTTCTAATTGTTACATCATTAGCAGTCCACGGTCCATTCTCAGACTCCATAAGGAATTGCTGACTATCACTAAATAAAAGCAAACCTTGAGTAATGGGTGAAACTGATCGTACAACAGCTGGTTTAACACTAGCACAGCTAAGATCAATAGGATCCGCAACACCTAGTACTGTAGCAGATTTATGGTAGAAGTTATAGTAGTCCCCAGCTTGAGACATGGAAACATTATCTTCAGTCAGGAATCCTAGTCGATTCTGAAACAGGAATATATCTTGGATAGTATTATCTACAAAGGTTGGGTGAGAGTTAGAATCATCATCACCTACAAGTCTAGGTTCCCATTGCAATGGAAAACCGTTAACTGTTTCTGATCCATCTAAGAATGTAGCCCTAAACGTAAGTGGGCTTAATCCTGTTCGGATGAGAACAACAGGCATTGTATCTTCATTGAATCCAGTACTTACATCTGGAGCAATAGTCTCTTCCCAATAACCTGTAGCATTAGTAGAAGATAGACTTAGATTACCACTAGTGGTTAGACTAGTGGCAGCAGTATAGGTAAATACAGTAGAGCTACTTACACTAATTTTATAGGTACCACTAATAGCTGTACCACTTGTAATGTTTACATTAACTAGGTCATTACTAGATAGACCATGAGCAGCTGGTGTGGTTACAGTTACTGTGGTACCGGACTGACTATAGGTACTAGCAGTACCTGAACTGGTTTGAACATATTTCAGATAAAAGTCATCACTACTAGCTGATGTATTATTAATCTTAACTACTTGACCGTTGGGTGCTTGTTCAGGTAAACTAGTGAATGCGTTTACTGAATCTTGAAACACACGTAAATCCTTACCTGTAGGACCAGCTTCACCTGTTACAGTAGTAGAAGTATTGAATGTCAAATAGATGGTATTATCAATAATACTCTTTGTAGCATAACCAGAGGTAATCGAATTCAAGATACCCTCCATCACTTCATCTAGTGTTAACTTGCCAGAACCAGATGAAGGTGCATTATAAATAAAAGACTTCGTACCGATGGTAATCTTATATTCAATATCGTGATCTACTGCAGTAACAACAGCAGTAGCTTGCCTGTTCGCATTAAACGTGGGTGCAGCCTTGGCAGTTACTACTTTTTCACTATTAAGGATATAAGTGAAATCGTTAATAGTAAGAGTCTTAATGTTACGGTAATCGGTAGCAGTTAGGTAACTTTCAATAGATGCTTGCTTACCAACTGGATAAGATACAGTAGCAGCATTACCAGTTAATAGATCCCATACCTTAGGTACACCAGCAGAAGAAATAGTAGCAATATACTTCTCTTGATTATCCCGAAAGATGCTAAACCATGTGGCAGAATCAGCAGTATTAGCTGTAAGACCAGCTAACTTACCAGTAAACTTACCACCTGGTCTTTTAATCATTCCTAGGGTAACATCAGGGTAGCAGTTCAAAGCTTCCTTCACTTGCCCTAAAGCCATCTTTTCATCGGCTTGTTGTGATACACCACCAGTGTAAAGAGGAATACGTTGAGATACTGCTGTCATCGCGAAAGAGCCTTAAATGGTTGATAGCTGCTATAGAAATCCTCACCCCGTCTAAACCCAAACATAGTGTAATCACCTTCGCTACATTCATATTCAAGGCAGTTAGCTCTACGCCACGCCTCAAATGACGCCAATGATTGAGTTAGGTTAACATCACCAACCAGACGAATAGCGCAACGTGTAGCAGCTCGTGAGGTAATATAATCTCTAAAGACTTGAGGAAGATCAGGGAAATCGTAATACCACAATACATCTACTTTGTAGGTTTTACTGGTATCCCATACATCTGTATGTCCAATCTTATCATACAAACGACCGTTACGGACAACGGTATCGTAGTTAGCATTCTCTATAGCATTGCTGAGATCTAACTGCAGCATACTATCAGTAAGTGAGATATACCCATTACCCTCGGGAGTTTTAGGGTACTCAATCTCTCGGTTGAATGTCCAACCTTCAGCCTGTACCTCTCTTGAGACTTGCAGAAGTGTCTCGTATGCAATTGCAACTTCCGGGTTGATTACAGCCTCGACAGTTGTTCCATCTTCATAAGTGATGGTCTGTGCCTCAATGGTGGTTACAGGCGCCTGACCAATACACGACAGGATTTCATTAACAGCTTGGAGTGTAGCTTGAGTGTTATTGGTTAACGGCATAACAGTTATGTTATTGAAGGAATATAAAAAAAAAGGGGAGACCGAAGCCTCCCCCTCAAGAATCAGACGTTAGCGATGTTGCACTCAACGCCAGGATAAGCAGTACGCAGACCCTTAGTGGTCGAAGCCACAGCAGAGTCAGCAACAGCAGAGCCATACCCGAAGCGGGTCTTAGCTACAGAAATACGAACAGCGTCAGTCGTGCAGACGCCGTTATTACCTTTAGCAACAGAAGCAGCCATTTTAATTTACCTCAATTAGGGACCAACGTAGGGGAGCTTTCCATCTACGTCATCAGTTTTAACCTTATCGAGACGGATGCCTTGACCAGAAGCTACAGTCCGTCCGTACTCAACAGGAGTAGGGGGGTTCTGAGTCTGGGAGTTAACGACAGTCCCGATGGCATTGCCTTCGACAAGAATTACAGAAGTTCCAGGGACAATAGACATAGGTCTATCTCCTTATCAGGAACGAGCAGACTGCAGCTCAATAGCAGCAGCAGGGTTCAGGGTACCGCAACCCATAGCAAGACGGCCCACGATCAGATCACCTTGGTACATCACGGACACATCACCCGAAGTAGTCTGCACGGAGGGAGCAATAGCTTCCACAACACCAGCAGCATCCTTGTAGTAGATGAGACCACAGCTGGTAGAGAAGTCACCAGAGTAGTCATTGTTCTCACCGTTCACAGACGAAATGCTACCA